TTGTACGAAATAAAGATATTCATCAATCCACTGTCATACTTCACACAATATATAATGACGGATATTCAGTGGTAGATATATTTGATTTTTTGTTTCATTATATAAAACAAACACATGAAATTAACGAAGATGAGAAATACAAATTAATTATTATTATCAGTAAATATATAACTATTATCAATAATATTCATGAAAATCAGATTGAATTAGATTTATTCACAAACGAAATTATGACCATATTATCTTCTTCATAATGAAGAAAAAAGCATTTAAAAATGAGATTCCATAGATTATATAGATTTTATACATGTCATTCATTGTAGATGAAACAAACAGTGATTCTATTGTAAGAAGTGTTATCCAATCTTTTTTACAGCGTGCAAAAATAGGAAAAGAAAAATACAATACAACCCTTGACAGAAATGATTTGACGTTACTTGAATGGATACAACACGCACAAGAAGAACATATGGACGGCATTTTGTATCTTGAAAAAATCAAAAAAGTATTGAATGAAAGTAACGTCCAAACGAACACTGATTGTATTCATTATATTATGAGCACTAAAATGAAAAATATTTTATTTGACAGCAATGATGAATATATTCCGTCAGTATTTCATAATACTACAGATACCAATTATATCAACAGTATTTTGGAAGATCAATGGACATATACAAATGCTATTCCAAAACTATTTTTCTATCTTCGTGACTTTATTAAAGCATATAATGACATATGATTTGATTAAGCAGTATGCAATAATGATGTAAATACAATACTATTTTCATTTACAATAGTATTATAGTTCTTGAGTAACGACATTTTTTGTTGTTTTTTTGAGTGTAATACATTGATTAATTGGTCAATACACTTTGATTTCATTATGTTTAATCCCATTTGATGTAAAATTTTTTTTAATACTATTTTCATTATTACTTTTTCCTTCAATACATCGCTTACCCGAATACTAAAGTTTTTTCCTTCTACAATAACATCATTCTTCATTATATTATCAATGATGTAGGTATTAATAATATTACCCATTGTTTCACAGTCTTCACCTAATTGTATTATATTTTCCTTGTATTGAGAACCATAACAATCATCACACATTGGAAATATTTTCCGACGCATTTTACCGCGACAGCTCCAATCTGGCGTAGTATCCAAGAAATACGGAATGTTATATTTTGATGCAACGTCATACACTACATCCTTATATACGTGCAATAATGGACGACATACATTTACATCCAGAATTGTATTGAATTCTTTTAGCACAATCAAATCATTGGGCTCACGACATCCACGCATTATATTATTGTATATATTTTCAACTATATCATCTTTATGATGGGCTAATACTACACAACTACATTCATATTTATCAATCAACTCTTGATAATACTTATATCGCATTCTACGTGTTTCCTTTTCATATATATCCCGCTTTGTTTCTGAACGAATAAAATCAAATTCAATGTAATCAAAATAGACGTTTTTCAATTCGCAATAATCTTTCAGGAATCTCATTTCATCGCTACTCTCTTTGCGATTATTGTAGTTTAAATGACAGCAATATACACTGATAGATGGAATATGACACAACAATTCCAACATTACCATTGAATCCACCCCACCACTTAATGACAATAGTACGTTTGTATTATTATATGCGTCTATGGATTTCTTTACAATCGTGTATAATGGATGACTTATTATAGTATCAACACTTGTTTCTTTATTACAAGGTTCAAGAATATGAGTATATTTATCCAGAAGGGCATTCATAGTATTGTGTTTATAATTACTTAAATAGTGAATTAAGAAATCAATTTTGTAAAATATATCTCTCATTACATCGCAGTTATATACGCGCAATTGGATTTTCAACAAAATGTGTAATATGTTCCCTTGTAATGTTATTTGGATTTTGTTCAGTACTTTCTTGAGAACACGTTTCATTTTCATCTTCAAATGTAATATCACTGAATATACTTATAGTGTCAAATATATCACTTTCGTATAATGGTGTTAAATCAGTAGATAAATATTTGTAAATGCCATATACAAACGCACAAGACAATGGTACGCCCGTTGATAAAAGAATGATAAATACCGTTTTCATTTATTATATCATATAATAACATAATAACAAATTTATTATATTGTTTATAACATATTAAAAACAACGTATAATAAATAGTATCCCATGCAAATTTTTCAAACGCCTATATGTAATTTGGATTTTTTTAATTTTTTAGATACTATTTGCCTAAGAACCGATAAATATTTTTTGTTTGATAATAACGCATTTAAGAAGATGGTATATCAAAACAGTTATCCAGAACTTAAAGAAATGTTAATGAAACATTATTATCCATCAAAACGACATTATTTAGAACGGGAACTTACATATACATCATTTACAACTATTATACGACACATATGTAAAAGTAATTATATTTCATTTTCGTCAGAAACACGGTATAATAATTCCCGCTATAATATTGTATATTATATTTACTTTGATTAATATTCCATAACACTACTTAAAAATATAACATTTATATATATATACAATAATGTTTAGTCATCAAAATATTAAAAACTATATTTTACCTCTTGCGGTAGTATTTGGCGTTTCCATGTTTTCAGGAAAAATTAAAGAATATCTCAAATCAGAAAGTGACAATGATGATTATTACTTTGTTCGCAAATATCTTTTGAATGATATGCCATTGGATGGTCGCAAAAAACCAATTATTTGGATTTATTCTAATTATGAAGTAAATTCACGCAAATGGTCATCCTTTCAAGGACGCAAAAATTATGAATTGAATCAACCTTATTTGGTGGAATGTGTTCAATCTATCATCAATCATTGTGGAGAAAGTTTCAATATTTGTTTAATTGACGATGAAAGTTTCCCCAAACTATTACCTCATTGGAATGTAAATATTGGCACAATGATGGGAGACGAAAAGCAAAAATATATTCAATTGGGTATTTTGAAACTTATTTATACTTACGGTGGAATAAATATTCCCAATAGCTTTTTATGTACAAGTAATTTAGATAATATTTTTAAATATTCAGCTTATGACGGTATTCCTTTCTTTTTTGAAAAAATAAATCGCTCAACTACTACATTAATGGGCAAAAATGATAATTTATTTGTTCCCGGATTACAATTTTACGGATGTCATAAAGAAAATGAAACGATTCGCAATATTATTGAATTTTATGAAGATGAAATTATTAGTAAACATAATAGTTCTGCACACGAATTTGAAGGATATATTTCAAACTATTTATCAATGCTATATACCAATGATAGCATTTTAGTTTTAGGAGGCTCCATTATTGGTATTAAAACACACAATCATAAACCACTATTAATTGAAGATTTACTAAGTGAAAGTCAACTTCCATTAAGCAATAATACGATGGGTATCCTTATCCCCCGGGATGAAATATTGAAACGTACTAAGTATAACTGGTTTTCCGTAATGTCCATGGAAGAAATATATAAATCTAAACTATTAATTGCTGATTACTTTGTGGATGTAAAAGAAGATAATCTTAAACTTGATTTGTCACGTGTTACACAAATATAGATACATTATACAGTATCGTTTTACAGTAACAGCACTAACATTATGCAGTAACAATATAGTTAGTATTCATTGTATATAGTAGCATATCCAATCATATAATAATTCATATCTAAAATCAATTATTATATACATACTATTTGTCCTACTATTTTTGCTGCTTGTTATGTACTACGATTGCTGTAATATACTAAATATATGTCGCCTGTCTATTTAGTTCTTCTTCTTTTTGTTTGTCTTGCGTTTATTTGTCTTGTTTTTCTTTATCTTTATCGCACCGAATTTACCTTTTTTGGCGGTGTAGCCGTGTTTTTCCAAGCGTTTTTCCTTTTTGGCAGTTTCACTCATGCGACGTGATACAATACGCCCCCATTTGTTGTATTTCAAATCCTTTTTTGTTAAACCACCCGATGTATGTTCTGCGGTTCCGTGCATTACTTCAGCACGGGAACCTACTGCTTTACCTCCTTCCATCATTTCGTGATGCATTATATATTGTTTGTATATTTTATTTTGTAACAGGTATTTGATATTGACGAATATATTGTGCATAACGCATTTTTTCACTTATTTGAGGATTATTGCCTGAAGTTGTAAGCTTTGTATATACACTACTATTTTGACACTTCTTTTTCAAACAGTATTTATTTATATCAAATATGGATGGCATTTCCAATATTATACTATATAAAATTGATTCTAAAATAAATTAAACATATTATTTCAAATAGTATATAACATGAGCACCGACGACAATTCACTTGCTAAACAGTATCAGCGCAAAACCGACAAGCAACATATTCTTGATAACCCTGATACATACATTGGTTCAGTAGAAAATGTAGATGCAAATCTATGGGTATATGACGATAATGAAAATAAAATGACACATAAAACAATTGAATATATTCCGGGGTTGTATAAGCTTTTTGACGAAGGTATTGTCAATGCAAGAGACCATGTTATCCGCATGATTAATAGCCCTATTCTTGATAAAAAATTCGTATCCCAAATTAACATAACCATTGAAAATGACAAAATTACCCTATTTAATGATGGCAACGGTATTGATGTTGCTAAACACCCTGAATATGATATTTGGATTCCCGAAATGATTTTCGGACATCTTCGCACATCTACCAATTATAATAAAGACGAGAAACGTATTGTTGGTGGAAAGAATGGATTTGGTTTCAAACTTGTGTTGATTTGGTCAACATATGGATACATTGAAACGGTAGATCATATTCGTGGATTGAAATATACACAGGAGTTCAAAGATAACTTGGATGTTCTTTGTCCGCCGAAAATCACCAAGTGTAAGACATCTAAACCATATACAAAGGTTTGCTTCGTTCCAGATTACAAACGCTTTGGTATTGATGGCATCACAAGTGATATGATGGCTCTTCTGAAAAAAAGAGTATATGATATTGCTGCTGTTACTGACCATTCTATTAAGAAAATCAAAGTAAATTTCAATGACACTATGGTACCCGTCAAGAACTTCCAGAATTACATTGACTTATTCATTGGTGGAAAGGGCGATAATAAACGCATTTATGAAACCACTGATGAACGCTGGGAATATGCTGTAGCATTGTCTCCCACACAAGAATTCATGCAAGTGTCATTTGTCAATGGTATTTGTACGTCCAAGGGTGGCAAACACGTTGACTATATTACCAATCAACTTACTCGCAAGTTGGTGGATTATATTGAAAAAAAGAAAAAGGTAAAGGTAAATGCAAATGCAATCAAAGAACAACTCATTCTATTCCTACGATGCGATATTGAAAATCCCGCGTTTGATAGTCAGACAAAAGACTATATGAATACCCCTGCGTCTAAATTCGGTTCTACTTGTTCTATCAGTGATGGGTTTATTGATAAAGTTGCCAAGATGGGTGTAATGGACACTGCTTGTAGTATTTCCGAAATCAAGGATATGAAAGCCGCAAAAAAGACGGATGGTTCAAAGACCAAAACCATTCGTGGTATCAATAATCTGATTGATGCCAATCTTGCAGGAACTGTCAAATCAAAAGACTGTATTCTTATATTATGCGAGGGTCTCAGTGCTATGTCAGGTATTGTATCTGGACTGTCAAGTGACGACAGAAATACAATGGGTATATATCCCCTCAAAGGTAAGTTATTGAATGTTCGCGGAGAGCAAATCAAGAAAATTAATGACAACAAAGAAATCAGCGATATTAAAAAAGTTTTGGGACTGGAATCAGGAAAAACATATGAATCATTGGATGATGTGTATAAATATTTGCGATATGGTAAGATTTTGATTCTTTGTGATCAAGATACGGATGGTTCCCATATCAAAGGATTGTGTATTAATTTGTTCCATAGCGAATGGTCATCTCTTGTTCAAATCAAGGGTTTCTTATCATATATGAATACACCTATTCTTAGAGCAAAAAAAGGTAATGTCACTAAGTTGTTTTACAACGATGGCGAATATAATGATTGGAAAAGTTCTATCAATAATAATACCAGTGGATGGAAAATTAAGTATTTTAAGGGTTTAGGTACTTCTACCTCAATAGAATTTAAAGAATACTTTGCAAATAAGAAAATAGTAGAGTTTGTATATACAGGTCCAGAAAGTGACGATATGATTGACAAAGTATTCAACAAAAAACGTTCCGACGATAGAAAGAAGTGGTTGGGTCAATATGACAAGGAAGCTTTCTTAAATACTGAAATGACTGCTGTGAATTACGAGGACTTCATTAATAAAGAACTTATTCATTTCAGTACATATGATTGCGGACGCTCTATTCCCAGTGTAGTGGATGGTCTTAAAACATCACAGCGCAAAATTATCTATTGTGCTTTCAAACGCAAGTTGCTAAGTGAAATAAAGGTTGCACAATTCTCTGGTTATGTATCAGAACATAGTTGTTATCATCACGGCGAAGCCAGCTTGAACGGTGCCATCATTAATATGGCGCAAAATTTCGTCGGCTCTAACAATATCAACTATTTGAGTCCAAATGGTCAGTTTGGAACACGTCTTCACGGCGGTAGTGATAGTGCTTCAGAAAGATATATCTTCACACAAATTGAGCCGATTACTCGCCACATATTCCACGAAGCAGATGACCATATTTTGAAATACTTGGATGATGATGGTATTGGGGTTGAACCTGAATATTATGTGCCTATTATCCCCACCGTATTATTGAATGGTGTATCTGGAATTGGAACGGGTTTCTCTTCCACCATTCCACCATTTGACGCAAAAACCATTATTGACTATATGATGCGTCGTTTAAATGACGATAATCCAGAATCGGTTAAATTTGTTCCTCATTATGAAGGATTCCGTGGTACAATCAAGTCTTGCGATGAAGATAATCGTAAATTCCTTATCAAGGGTATATACAAACGTGAATCTGATGACACTGTTGTTATTTATGAACTTCCTATTGGAACTTGGACAATGCCATATGTAAGCTTCTTGGAAACATTGCTTGATAATGTGGATAAAAATGGTAAAAAGAAAACGCCTGCGATTAAGGATTTTACATCACTCAGTACCGAGTCATTTGTCAAGATTAATGTTGTATTTCCAAAAGGTAAGTTGGATGAATTGGAAAAATCAGTGGATGAATTTGGTGTGAATGGTGTTGAAAAACTTCTCAAACTCACAGCTACTACCAATATCAATAATATGCATTTGTTTGACCCCAAAGGACGACTTCGCAAGTATGACCTTGTAACTGATATTTGCGAGGAATTCTTGGTTACGCGTATCCACTTCTATCAAATTAGAAAAACATTCTTGATTGATGTACTGAAGAAGAGATTGCTCAAGATGGTAAATAAGGCCAACTTCATTATGCAAATTCTACACGACCAACTTGACCTTCGTGGAAAAAACAATGACCAAGTGATTCAAATTCTGGAAGAAGAGAAATATGACAGAATTGATGGCGACTATAAATACCTCATCAAAATGCCAATGGACTCCGTCACTGAAGAAAGTATTGAATCTATTATGTGTGAGCGTCAAGAACTTGAAGATGAACTCAAACTGTTAAGTGATCTCACACCTCAGCGTATGTGGTACTCTGAATTAGAAACACTCAAAATACATATTATTCGCTATAAGGTTACACGCCAAAACAAACTTATGAGTAGTAATAAAGAAGAGGAAAACAAGAAAAAGAAACGAGCTAATCGTAAAATCACCGATAAACGTAATATGCTTGTAGATACTGATTTAATTGAAATTCAAGATATCACTGTAAATGAAGCTCACGAAGAACTTACGAACGATTTACAACGCGTAAATGTTGAATATGTTGTTCCTGAAAACGCACCCAAGGTTGCACAACACCATACTACTGCCGCTGAAGATTCCATTGTGGTTGAAGAAATTGAGGAGGATGAACAAGTGTCACCCATTGTTGAACAAAAAAAAACATCCAAACAAACGTCCAAACAAACATCCGAACCAAAGAAACGTGGGCGTAAAAAAAAAGAATCCAAGTAAAATCATTCTAATCTATATCAATCCATAAGTTGATACATATACATTTGTTGATATCTATACATTTTGTTATGTATTGCATTATAGTTAAATAATACAATTTATTTTTTCATTATCATAAAAAACAGACTTAAATAGTTGATTATAAATATATTATATTTTTATAATCCGTTCATCACAATGTTATCATTCCTTTCTGACCTTTCTTCTATCCCACAAGGAGGATATCCAAATACACACGTAGCTCTTATTACTGGTATTACCGGTCAAGATGGTTCATATTTATCAGAAATGCTTCTCAAAAAAAAATATATTATATACGGAATTATTCGTCGTTGTTCAAATATTAATACATCACGAATAGACCACATCTATAACTCACCTGCATTACACTTAGTCTATGGGGATTTAACCGATACAAATAATATTAATACTATCATTTCAGACATTAAAAAACAACAACCATTTATGAGGCAATTTGAAATTTATAATTTAGCCGCTCAATCCCACGTTAAAATTTCATTTGATATGCCCGAATATACAGCCAATGTTGATGGACTTGGAACACTTCGCATCTTAGACGCAATACGCAGCAATAGTCTTGAACGCATTACACGCTTTTACCAAGCTTCTACCAGTGAATTATACGGTAAAGTTGTTGAAACGCCACAAAATGAATTGACGCCATTCCACCCGCGTTCTCCATACGGCGTCGCCAAAATGTATTCGTATTGGATTGTTAAAAATTATCGTGAAGCATATAATCTATATACGTGTAACGGTATTCTCTTTAATCACGAAAGTCCTCGTCGCGGACACAACTTTGTTACACGCAAAATTACACGTGGTCTTGCAGCAATTGTAAAGGGTCACGCAGACTGTATTTATTTGGGCAACTTAGATGCTTCACGTGATTGGGGACACGCCAATGATTATGTATATGGTATGTGGCTTATGTTACAACAAGACACACCCGATGATTTTGTTCTTGCAACTGGAAAAACATATACTATTCGGCAGTTTATAGAAGAAGCGTTTGCATTACAAAATATTTTTATTACTTGGAAAGGACACGGATTAGATGAAGTGGGTATAGATGAAAGTGACGGACGCGTTTATATCAAAGTGGATAAAAAATATTTCCGCCCAAGTGAAGTTGAATTGCTACACGGAGATGCTACAAAGGCGAAAAACGTATTGGGTTGGGAACCGAAGATTTCGTTCAAGGCACTTGTAAAAGAAATGGTGGATTATGATATTGAAAAATATTCATCCCCTTGAATTGGACTGTTGGGGACAACAATATTATATAAATATATATAACACGGATATTGCTCGTGCGCTACTATCCATTGCTTTATAATTTGGTTATTATGACCCAAATTATGAATGTTTATCTTTGTATATCCGTGTTTCTTGAGCGTATTCACAACTTCATTGAATCCTATTGTGAATATTATTTCATTTTTTTTCTGCGCTTCAGGTTCCCGAACATCCAATAAAGTATTCAAATTATTATGAGAACATATACAATCTATTATATACCCTTGACTACGCTCACAATATGTTCGCTTATTGTGAAAAACATACATTCCAATTATGTTTGTATGATAATAAAGTAGATATATTTTATACACCGCGTTTTCGGATAATGTATGTATGTTAGTGAGAACCTGGTAGTCCATATTCACACTGGTTTCAATGTACTCACTCACGTGATGCACATTCTTTTTTGATAATTCCGAAATAAAATATCCACTTTTCATTTTCATTGGAACACTTTCTACCACATTGTAACATCTTATATCATAACTAATAAATGGTACTAATCCTTTGTGAGCTTCTAATTCTTTTGAAAATATGAATCCATTAATACGATTGTCTTGGTCATTCTCCTTATGTGAATGGGATAATACATTGTGGAAATGGCTACATAATAGTTTGCGGTTTATTAATATATTGGCACTTTCATAATGATGACAACAAAAATGATTGACTTTATGAAGATTATATTTTGTTTGTTGGGAACCTTCGTTTATTTTGAATATAATTGTTGTGCTTCCTATGAATCCTTGAATATAATCATTCTTTGAAATATGTAGGGCGCTATTTATATATTTGAATTGTTGGGTTCTGAATATTGAAATGGAATTTTGATGCCCATTTGAATTGTAAATTGCATCCATTGTTTTATCATCTATTTCATATAACATTTTATCGTCTTGGATATAGTTGGAGTGTAATAGGTTCTTGATATTGATTAATACGTCTTCTTCTAAATCATTATAGAGTTGTGTTTCAACATCCAAAGATTGATAATATTTTGTATTTGCACGATGGGTTGTATTTACTATGTATGAATTTTTACATATACGCGGAAGAATATCATAACTGTGATACATTGGCATCATATTCCAAAATGGATATTGAATTTTGATATACGCAAAAATGAGAATAATACACGCAATTATGGATATCAGTATCAATTCTATCATGGTTCTCTACCTGTATTGCAAACATATATAATTTGTATTTTATGATACGAATTATACTTTATTTTTCGGGATTTACACATTTCCAAGCTTTATTATAATCTTTAAAAATTCTATAACCTTTTTCGCCTTCCAAATTTGTCCCAATACTAACATAGTTAGGGTTTTCTAGCCTTCCTATTACAGCCACATAATTAGTTTCAATTTCTGGGTCATCATAAAGATTTCCAAATCCTTTTTTTGCTTTGGATATTAGATACTGTTGTATATCTATTAAATTATTTACGTCAAGCTTATTTTTTTCGTTGGAAATCGGGATTTTCCAATTATATTCTCCTCTCATAAATTTTTTTTGTATTAATGGATTATTTTTACAATTATCTTCTTGGGTATTTGGTTTCTCATTGGTGTTTTGTGTAGTTATAGTATATCGTACATCTTTAACAAATTTTTCAAGTTTGTCATTAATATCTATAATACGATTATCATTATTAACAGAATTCTCTATATTTAAAGTTATAGAACTTGGTATATCCTTTTTAAACTTACTATCGGGACTGATAAAGTTTATAATACAGTTATTAAAACCTTTATCAGATAATAAATATTCTACAGCTTCTTTATAAGCGCTAATAATTTGATCAACAGGTTTATAACGCAAACCTTGATCAAATCCCCATGAAAATCTAATCATTTTACCTCCCCAAGCAAGCCCAGTAAAATTACCTAACGCATTTCCAAAACCAATAGGTGCTTGTTTTGTCTTATTATTATTATTATTATTATTATTAGTTTTTGTTTTACCAACTTCGTATATAGTTGAACCTTTATTACTAGACTGTATAAATGTAATATAGATATTATCTCTATGTTTTTCAGAGTGAGTTCCCCCACGAAGAGCAAGTAAAATATTATTCAATGCGACTTTTGCGTTATTTGATAACAAATTAATTGTTTGACATTTTCTACCGAGAACAAAAGTGCCTCCCTTTCTTTTTGATTTGCTTTTGTTATGCTTTGTTTTATTTACCTTTTTTGTTTTAAAAGTAACTGCTTTTTTTTTATTTACTAAACGTTTTGATTGTTGTTTCTTCTTGTATGTTTTCATATTACTATATATAATATCTATATATTCTACATAATTATTAATGTATTTTTTCAAAGACATATATATACTGATTTTTATCGCCTCCATATATGTTGTTTTGCGACGCTTTTGAATGAAGATGGAAACCGCAATGTTGAGCTAAACGCTCCATTTCATCTAAACTCACCATAAACATTTTGTGTTCGTTTTCGCGTTTTTTCTTTGTTTCAAAGTCTTCAAATATTTCATTCATTGTAATGATATCAGGACGTTTGTTTCCACCGTCACATTGGTCTTCCCAAACATTGTTTTCAAACACATAGTTAGATTCATAGGAAAATCCATCAAAGTTAATATGCGTTTTGGTAATACGTGTATGTGTATGCTCTTGTGGATTCATTTTAATACTTGGTTTTGCAGCCGGAATTGTAGTATCAAAATCCCCCGGATTGACTAAATGAACAATGAAATACCCGTTATGTTTCAACCATTTATTGACATTGATAAATAGTTGCTTCTTGTTTTCAAATTCGTATATTGTGAAATTTGTGCATATCACGTGTGAAAAACTATTGGGTTCAAACACAAGAGGGTTCATTGCGTCTTCGTTTAATACGCTAAGCTGGTTCTCGTATTTTTCATTGCAATAATCAATCATTGAATTGGATTTGTCTATACCATGAACAACGAACCCATCTTCAGATAATATGTTTACCAAATATCCAGTTCCGCAACCTAAATCCAATATATTTGATCGATTTACACTTGGATGAGTTGAATCAATGATATAACGGAGCTCTTTCATTCCACGCTCTTCATTGCGATATAATAAATCATAGACGGCCACATAAAATTCATCGTAAATTTCTTGGTCTGTTTTCAATACATATTGAGAACCTTGTGTAAAGCCTTCTACATTGGATTTATATTCGGGTTCTACTAAATGTTTATATGCAAGGAACACAAGAGCAATGAAAATAAATATGGTGAGAATTCGCAGCATTTCATTTTTATATGTCCTTACTGTTAATAAATGGTAGAATTCTTTTAACATATATAATAATTCTTGTTAGTTTATATAATAATCTAACAAAAGAAATAGTGAATGCAAAATTACTTTCCTAATGCACGAAGTTGAGAACGTGTAGAGTTGTTGAATGTTTGGTTTCCAACTTCAGGATGAAACAATGCTTTTCGGTCAAAGTTGAAGTGTTGGAAAAGGTTCGGATGAGGCTGAACAGAGTGAGCACCAATAACGGTAGTGTTGTATAAGTCGCTTGTGCTACTTGGAATGTATATATTGGATTGGTTTGCTGTTATTTTGGTATTCAAGTTTTTCAATTCGGAATCTTTACCAATAGCATTCAAGAAACCATTAACTGGACCGCGAGATGAGCCCGGGTTGAAGTTGGTTTCTGGGGTATATGCTAAATGATTTTGTAATTCTGTGGAATAAGGTGTTCGGGAATTATGGATGGGTTGAAATACACGGCGTGTAGGTACAGCACGGGGGTCAAAATTCGGTTGGAGCATTTCATTTGGTTGAATACGGAAATTCATGCGTGTATTAATATCATTATGAACGGTGTGTTTGGGAATAGTTTTCATAGTATGTTATATTATAATTGGATAAAAATATTCTATGTTATGTATAGAATATTTTTTATTGTTTATTTTTTCCATACCGAAACAAAAATTGGGTCGCTTGTTAAGCCGTCGGTCCAATTCATACCTGGTCCAAATTTATCGGTTTTCATGTATTTATCTACCATTTTGAGACCGTTTGTTTCCATGGTAGAATAGAAAAATTGTAAATCTTCTTCGGTATTGAAATCATGTTCTATTGTTAAGACATTTACATTTTCTAATATATTTGGGAATACTTTCAAGTTTTCTACAAAATTACCTTCGTTATCAATGACAAATGCGTTGAATTTCAATTCATATTTATTTTGTAATTCAGTCCAAGTAATATTGTCGACCTTTACAGAATTTGATTGTTCTTCGCCAAATGTATACCATCCTTTTGAATATAATGGTTTATTAGATAAGACGCATGGTTCGATATTAAAATTAAACCCATTTAATTGACGATTTTTCTGCAATCCTTGTCGTTCAATAGGACTGGGTTCAATTGTTACCAAATTTTCAGATTTATCTAAAACGCTACTCAATATACAAGTATTTCTTCCAATAGAACCACCAAATTCTAAAACAACATCAGTTGGTTTAATGTGCTTTACAACCATTAATTGTTCGGGGGATTTCAGTAGTCAATTGACGCCAATCTGTGAAGTTCAACGTATTATGGATTTTTACCAATTCATTTTCCATTATATTTTTATATAATAAGGATATAAGTAATTATTATATTTTTTATTATATAATATGATTAAAATACGAATTTTTACAGATTGGACACGTCCAAATGAAAGCACAAAACATTTTTATTTGAAAACTCAACAGTTATTACATGACCCCGAATATAA